GCCACAGGAACTGTACGAAGTCAAGAAGCCGCAATGCAAATGGGCCTGTTAGGTCAAGCGGCTAGGGAAACGGCAAACAGTGCAAAAGAATTAAGTAAGGGCAACGTTGAGGCAAGTCAGTCTGCAATGAACTCTGCTAAAGAAGGTAACTTAGCAAATCAAAGCAACAAGGCATTATTACAAATAACAGCGGCAGGTGTTGGACCAGCAGCCGATGTTATGAAGAAAAATATTGAAACTAATGATGCTCTTTATCAAGGAGCTGCCAAGACAGCCAAGGCCATGGGCCTTGCAATGGATGATGTAACAAAAGTGTTAGGTGCTCAAAAGAAAGCAATTGAAGATGAACAAAAAGCACGTAATGGTGCAACAAGTGCAATGATTGCTGTACAAAGTAGATTAGCTGATGCAAATGCCGCGGCAAACAATTTAGTACGTAGACCGTTAATGACTGGTGAAGCAAACACACAATTACAAGGTGTTGCAAATAGATTTTCGCAAGGTGTTAAGCCAGGAGATTCTGCAACAACAACTGCTCAAGGATATGCTGAGGCACTTAAAAAATCTGCGGCAGCAGGCGGAGAAAGCAAAGCTCCTACTAGCAGTAGAACAAAATATGAAGCAATGGGAACTGATGCTGGTATCAGTCGAGTTGTAACTGATGCTGATAAACTTGCCGCTGGTGGTATTCAAGGCGCAGGAAAAGTTGCTGACAAAGTTGGTACTTTTATTGCTGACGTTATGACTGTTAAAGAGATGAACGCAAATCTCAAAACTAGAGACGAAGGTACATTAGGTAAGACTGGACAAGTTTTTGAGCCAGAAGATTTTATTGGTAAAGTTGCCAAAGGTGAAATGGTACTTACACCTGATCAAGCTAAAAAGTTTATGGAAGGTGCAAAAACTGAAGGTATTTCTGATGCTGTGAAGAATCTTGGAAAAATGATGCCAGCCGCGCCGTCTTCAGCAACCTCTGGCGGATTTAATCTAAGCAACATATCTAAAGAAATATCAACTTCTGTTAGTAGTGTAACAAGCGGATCTAGCACTACAAAACAAGTTCAAAGTGACGATAGTAAACAAGCTCAAACAGAAATGGCGAGCTTGAAAAAACAATTTGAGGCTGACTGGGCATCAAGAAAATCAGTTATTATTGATGGCATGGCTGTTGAAGATCGTAAGTTTTCTAAAGTGCAAGCGGCAATGAAAGCTGATGATGAAGCAATAAAATTAAAAGAAGATTACGCAAGAAAACAAGAAGAACTTCAAAAGAAAATTGATGCTGGTATTACTTGGGAAATTGAAAAGAAATCAGAACAAGTAGAAGAAACTAAAACTTTTGTAAAAGAACAAGCTGACCTGTTAAAAATATCCAATAATGAAATGTTGGCAGTTCAAGAAACTGCTGTCACTGAAAAAATTGATATAGAAAAAGAAGCAAAGGAAAAAATTGCTGAATTATCTAAAACGGTAGAAGGCACGTTAGTTAAACCAGCCGCACCTGTTGCAAAAAATGCCAACATTACTGCTCCAGTAGCACCAGTAGCACCAAAATTTGACAGATCAAAATTTACAATGCCAACTATGGATCAGTTAACGATTGGTCCAGACGGCATGCCAAAAATTTCGGCAAAACCACAAGCACAAACTATTCCAGCGGCAGTTAAACCAGCAGATGCACCGACAAGACCAAGTAATACTGCCAATTCAGAAACTAGAGAATCAGTAGCTGAATCAAAACCAGCAGAAAACAAACCAGGTGGAATTGAAACAAAAACTGCTACTCTAGACGACGTGGCTAAATTATTATCTAGCTTAAATACTACTATGAAACAAGTTGCCACCGCGGCTAGCGAAACAAACAATAAACTCAGTCAGCAAGTCAAAGCGACTAAAGCTATGAGCGGCAACGTACACGGAGCCACATAATGTCTTGGAAAAAGTATTTTACGCCCGTGGCAGTTAACACTGCATCAAGCAATGTAAGCCCATTATCTAATTCTTCAAGGGCAGGTCCAGCAAGGACCAATTACAGCAGTTATTTGCCTGATGTCTATACTGGTAGCCCAAATCGTGTTGAACGCTATATGCAGTACGACACAATGGACATGGATCCAGAAATTAATGCTGCCTTGGACATATTAGCAGAATTTTGCACACAAAAGAACAAAGAAAATCAAACTAGTTTTAGTCTAGCATTTAGAAGCAAAGCTACCAGCACAGAGATTCGTGTGCTTAGAGAATACTTACAGCAGTGGGCCAAGCTACAAATATTTGAAACTCGATTTTTTAGAGTTGTTAGAAATACGTTCAAGTATGGCGATGTTTTCTTTATTAGAGATCCAGAAACTCAAAAATGGTTTTATGTTGATCCAGCTAAAGTTGTAAAAATTATTGTTAACGAAAGCGAAGGTAAAAAACCCGAGCAGTATGTTATTAGAGATCTAGCACCAAATTTCCATAATTTGGTAATGACACAGATTCAACCAAACAGCCAACAAACCAACAACAGAGGCAATAACTATGTTGCTGGTGGCGGTGCAAGAGGAATGACTGGTGCGTTCCCACAACAAACCGGTGATAGATTTAGCGTTGGCGAAAATGAACTAGCAGTAGACGCGGCACACGTTATACATCTAAGCCTAAGTGAAGGTCTAGATAACAACTATCCATTTGGTAATAGTTTGTTAGAGCAAGTGTTTAAAGTTTACAAGCAAAAAGAATTATTAGAAGATGCTATTCTAATATATCGTATACAACGTGCTCCAGAACGTAGAATATTTTATATCGAGGTAGGCAACATGCCAAGTCACTTGGCCATGAGTTTTGTTGAACGTGTTAAAAATGAGATACATCAAAGACGTATTCCAAGCCAAACTGGCGGCGGAGCAAACGTAATTGATTCAGCTTATAATCCCCTAAGCATTAACGAAGATTATTTCTTCCCACAGACAGAAGGCGGTCGTGGATCAAAAGTTGAAACACTACCAGGTGGTACAAACTTAGGTGAAATTGACGATTTAAAATATTTTACAAACAAGTTGTTCCGTGCGTTACGCATACCTAGTAGCTATTTGCCAACTGGTGCTGACGACAGTCAAGCACAATATAATGACGGTCGTGTGGGCACCGCATATATTCAAGAGTTGCGTTTTAACAATTATTGTATGCGTTTGCAAAGCCTATTACAAGGCACATTTGACGAAGAATTTAAACGATACTTGCACGAACGCGGTGTAAACATTGATTCTACACTGTTTGAAATCAAGTTCCAACCACCACAAAACTTTGCCGCATACCGTCAAGCAGAGGTTGATGGACAAAGAATAAACACATTTAACACGCTTCAAGCTATACCTTACATAAGCAAACGCTTTGCTATGAAACGTTTTCTTGGCATTACAGACGAAGAATTGGCGGAAAACGAACGCTTGTGGCGCGAAGAAAAAGGTACAGCAACCATTACAGGTACTGATGCAAGTGGTGAATTGCGTAGCGTTGGTATTAGTGCCGCCGGCATTGATAGTGATTTAGAACTAGGCGATACAACAGCACCTGAAGATATTGCACCACCTGAAGGAGCCGCTCCTCCAGGAACTGATACAGGTGTAGGTGTTACTCCCGTAGCAGGAGCAGCCGCACCAGCGGCTTGATAAATAAACTTATGATACTGAGAGAATTATTTTATTTGGACCCTGAGACGCAACGAGTCAGCAACGACTTTCGTTTCAATGCGGCTCGTGATATAGAAGAATTAAAGCGTAGTGATACACGTAAAACTAGATTGACATTAGGTCAAGTTAACGAATTACGCAAAGCATCAGAAGCACATATCTTAGAACAAGAAGAAGAATTGGAGTTTGTACATGAAATGTACGGATCAACTCCAGAGCCAGCAGCCGCCTAATTCACTAAAAGATAATTACTTTTAGGAGAGTATATGCGCAGTTTTGTATTTGGCAATGGCAAAAGCCGCCTCAATATAACATTTGATCAAGTAAAACCATACGGAAAAATCTACGCCTGTAATGCAGTTTACAGGGAGTATGCACCTGACTATCTAATAGCAGTGGACCCAAAAATGATAGTAGAAATTGCAGGATCTAACTATCAAATGGAGCATGAAGTGTGGACTAATCCTAATAGTAGATATAAAGATTTCACTGGATTTAATTTTTTTAATCCTAGTTTAGGATGGAGCTCTGGACCAACAGCACTAAATCTTGCCACACAACACCAAGCTGATGAAATTTATATATTTGGATTTGATTATGAAGGTAACACTGGCCTCTTAAACAATGTGTATGCAAACACACCTAACTACAAACGATCTGAAGAGCCAGCAACATTTTATGGTAACTGGACTAGACAAACAGAGACCGTAATAAAAGAAAATAAAAAAACTAAATACTTTCGAATAGTGGAAAATAAATTTTATGATCCACAATGGCATTATCCAAACTTTAGACATATAACTTATGACAATTTACGTGAAGTTATGTTGTCTTGGAGTAAAAATGCCTAGAATCATGCCATTATAACACATATTTCGTCATAATATGTAAATATTACTGACAGCTCACAATCTATAGGAGATTTAAAAATGACTGACCGTTCAAAATTTGAGCAGATGCTCGAACATCTTATTAATGAAGATGAACAAAAAGCTAAAGAATTATTTCATGACATCGTGGTTGCAAAGTCACGTGAGATTTATGAAACTCTAATTTCTGAAGACTTTACTTCTGAAGAAGAAGAAATGCCAGCTGAAGAACCAGCAATGGAAGCAGGCGATGACGAATTTTCCAGCGATGACGCAACTGATGATATGATGGGCGACATCGAGGGTGGTGACGAAGAAGAAGGTGGCGACATGGGTGGTGACGACGTATCACTAAGTGGTGGTGACGTTGATGAACTACAAGACCGTGTTGTAGACCTAGAAGATGCATTAGATGCATTACGTGATGAATTTGAAAGCCTAATGGGCGGCGAAGAAGGTGGCGATGACATGGGCGGTGATGACATGGCAGACGCAGGTATTCCAGAAATGGGTGATGAAATGTCACAAGAAATGCCAGCAATGGAAGTTCGTGATGATGACGAAGATGACAACAACAATACCGACGAAGCTTTCATTCGTGAGTATGTAGAAAAAGTTACAGCAGCCAAAGGCGGCGACAACGGTGCAAATGCAAAAAGCATCGTAGCTAAAAAGAATGACATGGGTGGAACAAGTGCAAACCTAAACAAAGCATTTGCTGACAACAGCAAAGGTGGAACACAAGGTGGTTTACTTAACCCAAGTACTAAAGATTTGAATTCAGGTAACGTAAATGTTCCTGGAGGCAAAGCAGGCGTGAAGCACTTAAAAACTGTTTCAGGCGGACACGGTGCAGAGAAGAAAGGCACTGGTGACAACGGCGCAAATACCAACAGCCCAATTAATGGTGCTCCAGGTAGAGCGAAGTAATTAGCATATGCAAAAGATGAACTATCTTCGTGAAAACCTCAGCTTTGACCAAGCCCGTATGGTGGTTGAGTCTGAGGGTGAAAACGGGAAAAACTTGTACATGAAAGGTATCTGTATACAGGGCGGCATTAAAAATGCCAACCAACGTGTATATCCTGTAGACGAGATTGAGCGAGCTGTCAAAACTTTGAACGATCAAATTACTGGCGGATATAGTGTACTAGGCGAAGTAGATCATCCAGATGACTTAAAAATTAATTTGGACCGTGTTAGCCACATGATTACTGAAATGTGGATGGACGGTCCAAATGGCTATGGAAAGTTCAAGATTCTGCCAACTCCAATGGGCCAACTAGTGAGAACTATGTTGGAATCCGGCGTAAAGTTGGGAGTTTCCAGTCGAGGCTCAGGTAACGTCAGTGGTGACGGAACTGGAAGAGTCAGCGATTTTGAGATTATCACAGTAGATGTGGTAGCTCAACCCAGTGCACCAGGTGCATATCCAACACCAATTTACGAACACTTAATGGGAACAAGAGGTGGTCTTAATGCCTTGCGTATAGCGCAAGAGGTGAAGGGTGACCCTAAAGCACAGCGTTATCTTAAAGAGAGCTTATTAGGTATAATAAGCAAGCTCCAATAAAAAGGAGAATCACATGTTGGATGTTTTAAAAAATCTATTTGAGAACAATGTGATTTCTGAGGAACTCAAAGCTCAGATTGAAGAATCATGGCAAGCTCGTGTAAACGAGAACCGTGAAGCTGTCACTCAAGAGTTAAGAGAAGAGTTTAGTCAACGATATGAACACGATCGTCAAGTGATGGTTGAAGCCATTGACCGCATGGTCAGTGATCAACTAGCACCTGAAATTGCTGAATTTATCGAAGACCGCGCTCAGTTAGCTGAAGCTAAAGCCAAGTATGCAGTTAAGATGAAACAAGATGCACAGGTTATGAAGGAATTTGTAACTCGTCAACTAGCTTCTGAAGTAAAAGAATTGCATGAAGACCAAAAAGTCATGGCTGACAAATTCTTCAAACTAGAAGAATTTGTAGTAGAAGCACTAGCCAATGAAATTGCCGAGTTTTATAAAGACAAGCAGGATCTAGCTGA